GAGGTATTTACGTTAGTATTATTTGACGTATTAACATTAGTATTATTATTAGTGTTAGTATTTATATTTGTATTGTTATTAGTATTAGTATTTGTATTAGTGTTAGTATTTGTATTATTGTTGGTATTGGTATTAGTCGTTACTGTAGTATTAATGGTAGTTAAACCATTGTCTTCACAATACTGTGTACCGGCTGTACAATCACCAACTGGGTCTGCTTGTACCCCAAACGAAAACGTTAGTAATCCTAATATAAATAACGGTCCCAATAAATCTTGGTTTAGCCCTCTCCTTGTCATTTTTATTTAGCTCCTTTTGTAAAGTCTCCTTTAGACTTAGATGAATTTGTATAGAGACCAAACCAAGCTGCTCCTGCCCCTACGACTACCGATATTAACCCTGATTGTTGCATGGTAGGGTCTTCTAATCCCATGAACCAAAATGTGGTATAGTATAATAAATACATGTACACACTTAAAAAAGCACGAGGTATAATTCTCCAGCTATCTACAGCTTGAGCAACAAAGATAAGTTTTTGATAAGGGTTATCGTTCTTTTCATCTTCTAACTCTCTTATCCTATCTTTTAGTTCTGACTTCTCTTGTAGCAAAGCCATGAATTTATTAAGGTCTATTTCAACCTCATTCCTATCCATATCTCCACTGAAACCACTCATGCCCATGTTGTTATTCATTTTGCCCTCTTTTATTTTTTAACTAAACTACCACCAAAATACATGCCTATAATAGCTGATACTAAGTTGGTATCTAGTTGCGTAATTACCAAGCCTTGGAAAGTTATCCACTGAAAGACTTCTCTACCATCAGTAAAGAATAAAAAGCCCGGTTGAAATAATGTATAGCCTACTGTCACATCGACATCTGGATAATATACTGCTACGAGTTTAGGTAGTATAACGATTGCAAAGATTGCAGACAAAGCAATGATACGTCTTGTCCATTGAAAGCCTTTATCTTGTACGTTCCTTGCAGACTCTACAGCTTTGAGTTGAAACTCGCCCCTTGTAATCAACATCTTCTGCTCATCTTGTTTAGCCTTCATACGTTGAGACCATAGACTTAACACACTACTAAGAAGTGTTGAGCCAAGCATTGTTATAATTTCAAAAGGGAACATATTATTTATCCAAAGTTAAAGTTGATTCAAGTAAATCGTTTATAGAATCTAATAAATACTCTGGCACATCTGCACCGAGTATATCATCTTCGTTGTATGCAATCATATAAGACTCTATAAGGTCTTCATACAAGGGTCTAAAGTCTTCTCGCTGTATCCAAGGCTCGTTACAAATTGTACGAGCTTTACAATCTATTCTGTAAGCTTTGTCTAATTGTTTCTCTGTGTAAAGTAACATTATATTTGGTCCAGAACAACTTGTTGTAGTTCAATACTACGTCTACCTACTTGTGTAAACCAACGACTGTCTTGCATTTGAGCTGACATTTCTTTCCAGTTGTGTTCTCTACAAGCCTGTAGCATCTTGCGAAACTTTGAAAGCCTTGTACCACCTAAGTTAAAACACATGTTGACTAACACATGCTGTATCTTTTCAGGTAGTTTATAAAATTCTTCTTTATCACCAAACACATGTATAGCTTCTGCATAGTGTCTATCAAAGTCTATGGTGTAGTATCTATCTACAGCCTCTTGAGATACAGGTGTACCAACTTCCCAATCATATTCAGGGTCATTAGGTTGACATAGATGACCAACTCCTAGAGTCTTATAGCCTAAACTATCCATATAAATCTCTAGGACTTCGCCCTCGTGTCGTTTGATTTCAACCTTACATTGTTCTATGTTCATACTATTGGTACTTAATAAGGGGTTGATTGTAGGGTAATCCTGTGATGGGGTTGATTCTATCAGCAGCGTTATCCTGTGTAAAAGGTACTTGAGGACCTTCAATAGTTTCTTCACCGACTAGTCCTCCTTTTGAAAACCCATATAAATTAGTTTTTTTAGTATTTTTTATGTTTGGTTTATCAATAAATAATTGTTCTTCAGTTAACATTTCTGATGCTCTGTTAGTATAATCTACCAATTCTGAACCTAAAGGAAGTGTTTTAAGAGTAGTTACAGCAGCTCCTGAGTAGTCTCCTGCTTCAAAGTTTCTATAGGTTTTTCCAAAACCATTCCAAATTCTATCTACCTGACTAAACAAAGGAGATATATTAGAAGTAGCATTGCCCCAACCATTACCTGACCAATTTCCCGCTACTCTAGCTATTTTCTCTACTCTCCAATCTGTAAAACCCGCTAGTCCAGCACCTTGTGCCCACCATTTAGCACCAAAATTTTCTGGTTCGTTTTCCTTGTAAAACTCTCTAGCAGGACTTAGCTCCATTTGTAACTCTCTAAGACCACCAAAAATTGTTATTGTCCCCAGCATTTTTATAGCAAGTTTTAAATCTCCGTCTTCAACTCTTTTAATTAAGCCATTCATTTGAGCAACTTTATACTGTGCCCAAGATAAAAATAAACCAACAGATTTTACTAGAGGATTATTAGATTGAGAAAATAACATTCTATTACCAACTCCCGGTAATCCAACATCTCGTTTCATTGCTTTGTTACCTGCTTTAATTAAAATACTTTCACCAGTTGGAGAAGCTAAAGCCTCTTGAACACTTTTAAACTTATTTAAACCTTTTATGTCTTTTAAATCTAAACCATAATATTTTAAACGAGTACTCAAAGACTTACTTATGTTTT